CAGCACAGAAATGCCTGCTAATTTCGGATTAGGACGTCCAAGTGACCCTAACAGTGCTCGCCAAATCAAATTACGTGAATTAGAGGAACGTAAAGCAAATGGTTATGTACCAAAACGCGGTAGACCAACCGTTGAGGGTAGTGCAAACCAATTAAGTAAGGCAGAAAAAGAAGCGGCATTGAAAGCCAAAATTGAAAAGTTAATTGCTGATGGTGTAATTAAGGATGCCAGTGAGTATGTACCTGAAAAAGGACGTCCAGTTGATCCTAACAGCCCACGTCAAATTAAATTACGTGAACAGGCAATTAAGAAACAACAACGTGAAGCTGCCTGGGCTGCATTGCAAAACAAAAACATCAATGTAACAGTTAATGAGCCAGTAGTAGAGGAACCAGCAGTTGAAGAACCTGTGAAGGCAGGTAAAAAAGCCAAGGTTAACTAAGTTAACTACAACATGGAGAAACCCGGACATTAAGTTGTTCGGGTTTTTTTATTGCTTGAAGGTAGCCAAGGTTTCTTTGGCAGCCCGCTATCGGCCCGATATCGCCCCGATAGCGTATCGCTCCCACGCCCGTTGCGGTCCATCGACGGGGCGCGGTAGCCGCGGCGAAATTCCATCCATTATCAGATCGAGGACGACCTTTCGCGCCGACACATATATCCATATATCTACCGACTCCACACCAGTCCCGAGGACGACCTTTCGCTGCCGACACATATATACAGATATCCCACAAACCGTATCCAGGGTTCGAACTAACCCATTTTGGAAAACTCAATTAATCTCCAAACCCCTCAGAAGAACAAATTTTTTTGGGGCACCTGGGGAGATGTTTTAAATATTTAAGAACCATTTATCCCCGTTTTTGCAAGGGGATTGTAACAAAACAGTATTTAAGAACCATTTATACTCCATTTTTATAGTGGAGAACTTACAAAATGATATTTATGTATATGCTGAATATAATAAGAGAAATCAAAATCCGTAACGCTAACATAGCTCCTGAATATGATAGTAAACAACAATTACTCAATCTAATAGATGAGAATGTATGGAAGGAAGTTATAGACATATGTGGTTCACCTAATTATGATATAGGTGAGTTACTTGAATATCCCAAGTTCGCCGAAACAGTACGTCATGCAATAGAAGCAGATCGTGACATAGAAAATATATACGACTATATAGATGAGGAAAGTTTAAAGAAATGGGTTGAAAATGATGAAAGCTTTATGCGCCAACTAAATAAAGCATACAGCGACTATATTGAGCATAAAGTTACTCAGGCTCGATTCGATCAAAAAATACTAAAAATGTGGGATGAAGAACACATGTATGATTATGGTGTTCACATATGGGATGATCAGCCAGCTAATTGGGATTATTGGATGGAAAGATGGGTTGCTACCATAGAAGCGGATATATACGATATATACGACGATATGGATGGAGGAATGAATCAGTACATGGTTGATGCTGTTAGCGGAACATCACTAGACGAGATTAAAATTCGCAACGTTAATAAACCTAGTACATACCCTAAAGATAAAAAATGGTACACTATTGTAGGTAAAACTGATTATGAGCAAGTTTTAAATACGTTAGAAAATGAAGGGTTTTTGTTTGTTAATGGTTTACACTCAAACGTAGAAAATTATACTAGTAAGGGAGATTGGTTAATTTTAGCATGTAATTCAAAAGTGGTTGATTGGTCTATTTTAGGGTTGAGCAGGTATTTTAATGAAAATGATTATATTGAAATAAATAATTCTATTAATGAAATCAAAATTCGAAACATAAATGCTCCACAAATTCATTTTCCTAAAGATAAACGATGGTTTATAAAAGTTAATAAAAATAATTTAGATCAAACATCTAAAATGATAGATAGTCAAGGGTTTGAATTTCAAGACGTTGTTAACGGTTTTAGTGATCACTATACAGATGATTATGATTATATTAACCATTTATTAGATCAAGGACAGGAAATCATATATGCATATTATAATGATGGACATGCTGTTGATTTTCGCATTTACAATAAATTTGAACATAACAATGATGACTTAGAAAGAGGTATTATGGAAATACCTAATACGTTAAACGAAATTCGTATTAACAACGTAAATAACCCTCAATTAGTCTTCCCTAAAGACGAAAACTGGTTTATTAAAGTAGATAGTAGTAACTATAAACAAATATTAGAAATAATTAAAAAGCAAGGGTTTAATATAGAACCGTTACAACGAGGTAATAGTTTAGAATATTTTATAGATAGAGATGAAGATGTTATAATATTTACATACTATGTATTATTCGGGTTTGTTGAATGGAATATATGGACTAGAGGAGGGGGTTGGGATGAGGAACTAACAGAAATCCCTAATACACTAAACGAAATCAAGATCCGCAACGCTAACGTACCTGCTCAATATCCTAAAGATAAAGATTGGTACGTAGAAGTTAATAAAGATAACTATGATAAATTGATGAATGATCTTAAAGAACAAGGATTTAAGTTTGCTTTAGGTTATAATTACATATATGGCACATTAAAAAATGTGTTTAGTGAAACTATAGATGAAGATAAAATGTATGTAGCATTTAATACAACTACTAATGATATTGATTATAATTGGGGTTTCGAAGTGATGAATTTAAATGATACAGACAAAATTCAGGTAATTAACGAAATCAAAATCAAAAACGCAAACATAGACCCATATAGTGATCCAAAACAACAAAGGAAAATGGTATATTATGCTTTAATAGATGGTGATGCGTACTTAGAAAGCTTAACTGATTTTAATACATATAATACACTTTATTATAGTTTAGCTCCCTTATACAAATATTTTTTAGATAACAACAATGATTATACGGATGAAGAATCGTTAAAAAAGTTATCTACTGCTTTTGAAAATCTGCGTTCTTACGTTGAAAAAAATGGAGGTCATATGAATACGTTATACAATAAAATTAATTCGTAAAATCAAAGATTTTCGCGCTAAAACAACAAATTTACATACATGAAACTATCAAAAATTTTAAAAGAAATTAGAATAAATAATATTAACAAACTTTCACATTTTCCTAATGATGAGGTTTGGTATATAAAAATAAAACCTGGTGAGGATATAGATCGAATATTTGAAACATTAAAAATGAATGGGTTTACTGTAGATGAACACCCTAATGAACCAAAAAGATGGTTCGAAGCTAGTGGTAATGGTTCTTATTTAGTGCATAAACTTAATAGAAATGAATTGATATGGGTAACAACATTACCAATGTGGAAAGATTTTAAACAAATACAGTTAAACGAGATCAGAATAAAAAATGTTAACAACCCCCAAAACATTTTTCCTAAAGATGAAGCATGGTTTATGCAAGTGTCAAGTGATGATTATTTTAAAACTACAAACGAATTATTTAGACAAGGGTTTAAAATTGTAGATATTCTTGAAAATGGTGATTTTGTAAACGATTCATATCTTTTAGTATACGATTTACAAGTAGTTAATTGGGATTACGATGATAGTTATGTACAAATAGAATATGCTGAAGCAGGGTATAAAGAAATTAAACAACCTGTTAATGAAATCAAGATAAGAAACGCTAATAAACCTTTACATCTTCCAGATGGTGAGTACTGGTATGTGAAAATGGAAACAGTCGAAGATGTTGATAAAACATGGGAATATTTTAAGAACACAAAATTTGATCCAGGAATCAATATAGCACCTATTCGGTCATATACTATACATAATAATAGCGTATCATATTTAAAACACATTCCTTGGGAAAATACATTAAGATGGACTACAATGGAACCTGATAATGGTTCTAAGCAAGTACATTTAAATGAGATTAAAATAAGAAACGTCAATAAACCTCAGTTATACTTTCCTAAAGATAAAAAATGGATAGTAGAGGTAAGTCCAAATAATATAGATACAATTTTTGACACACTAGAAAATAATGGGTTTACATTTTGGGGGAATAAAGAATACATTTATAAAATAGTTAGAAAAGAATTTCTTAAAGATAAAAACATGTTGTTAACATATGGTACTAATCACATGGTTGAATGGGGCAATTCAGATAAAAAAAATAATTATGTAGATGCTGGGTATGTAGAAGTTCAAACACTTAACGAAATTAAGATACGTAACATCAATAATCCAAATAAATTCCCAACGGATCAAGACTGGTATGTTGTTATAGATAGAGATAATATAGAGCCTTTTCTTAAAATAGCTAAAGAAATGTACCCAGACGATGGAACATATGTTCTTTTAAGAAATATTGTAGCAAGAAATGGTGAAGCAATAATGTTTCATGATTTAAGAGCGTCAGAGCACGGGCACCAAAACTTATTCTCAGCATTAGATATTAATAATATTATTAACCAACATATGGTTTATAGAAATGTACCTAAAATAAGTTTTTAAAAGGATTTTCTTTTTTTGGGCTTTCCTTTGTTTTTAGTCGTATATTCAACTTACGGGTTAAGAGGATAAGTAGAAAATTGGGTAGTAAAAGTAATAATAATGGGAAATAAGTTAGATGAGCAGTACGTTGGGTTAGTGAGAGAAATAATTGAACGAGGGGTTAGGAAGCAAGATAGGACGGGAACAGGGGTATTGGCTCTGTTTGGGAAACAGGTGAGGCATAACATGCGCGATGGGTTTCCACTGTTAACAACCAAATTCGTTCATTTCAATTCAGTAAAAACAGAGTTAATGTGGTTTCTTAAAGGGGATACTAACATTCAGTACTTGGTAAAAAATAATTGTAATATTTGGAACGGTGATTGTTATAAGCGCTATTGTGAAACTAGGAAAAACGAGTTAATACGTTTAACAACAGCATATCCAGATATAAAGACAGAATCTTACATCTACTCTCAGCAAGAATTTATTGAACAAATTAAAACAAATGATACTTTTGCTAAAAAATGGGGTGATTTAGGTCCAATTTATGGTAAACAGTGGAGAAAATGGAAGATACCTACAGGGGTTACTGATGTTGAGGTTTTTAATCTAAAAGATTATGAAATTGGTAACACTGGTCATAAAATAACATATAAATTAATAGATCAACTCCAGAATTCAATTGATTTACTAATTTCAGACCCTGACAGTAGACGCAATAAAGTTTCAGCTTGGAATGTTGGTGAATTAGATCAAATGGTTCTTCCTCCTTGTCATACAGACTTTCAGTTTTATACAAGAGAGTTGAGTGGTTTAGAAAAACGTTATTTAAGTATAATGGTTAATATTCGTAGTAATGATATTCCTCTTGGATTGCCTTTTAATATTGCTAGTTATGGTTTATTATTAGAAATAATAGCTAAACAAGTCAATATGATTCCAGATGAACTTATTATTAATATAGGAGATGCTCATATATATTTAAATCAGCTTGAACCTATAAAAGAACAATTGGATAGAGAATCATATGCTTTACCTCAGATTAAACTAGTAGGTAATGTAAATGATATAGCAAACTATGAATTACACGACATTTTATTAGAAAATTACAAATATCATCCTAAAATAAATTTACCGTTATCAAATTAAAGTTATGGAATTTAAAACCCGAAAATTAATCAAACCAGAAGATCTTAATGCAAGAGGTACACTGTTTGGTGGTTCACTATTAAAGTGGATAGATGAAGAAGCAGCTATATATGCTATGTGTCAACTAGATACTAAAAATATAGTAACAAAATTAATATCAGAAATTAATTTCACTTCACCTGGTTACCAAGGTGATGTTATAGAAATAGGTGTAGATGTGGTCTCATTTGGTAAAACATCTTTGACACTCAAAGTCATTGTCAGAAATAAAGACACAGCTCAACCTATTCTTACAATAGATAAAATGGTATTTGTACACGTAGATAAAAACGGATTACCTATCCCACACAATAAAACAAATGGATAACATTCACTTTACAGAACACGATAAACGAAATATAAATCGATTTATCAATTTTATATTAGTATTTACATTTTTAGCATTCTTTGCTATTTTGTGGGTACATTTATACTGCCCTTATACTTATTATAACGGGTGTTTCCAATTCCAACCAGAATTAAGCTGGTATTCAGGACCAATAAATAATTGCGGATGCCGATGAAATTAACATTTATATCAGACACTCATAACAGACATAAACAAATAACATTAAATGGTGGTGACATTCTAATTCATTCAGGTGACTTTACTAGTAAAGGTTATTCTCATGAAGTTGAAGATTTTGTAAAATGGTTTGACAAACAAGACTATAAGTATAAAGTTTTCATAGCAGGTAATCATGAATTAACATTTGATCCCAGACAAGCTAGAATAGATGAAATTCTTTCTACTTTACCTGAAAACATTATTTATTTAGAAAATTCAGGTTCTACTATAGAAGGTTTAAATATTTGGGGTTCACCTCAACAACCAGAATTTCATAACTGGGCTTTTAATGTAAAACGTGGTAAATTGTATGAATATTGGGATAAAATTCCTTTGGATACAAACATTTTAGTAACACATGGTCCTGTATTTGGGAAATTAGATATGTCACAAAATAGTGGATTACCTACTGGTTGTAGTGAGTTAACACCTTATATTGACACAATTAAACCTATTATACATGTTTGTGGTCATATTCATGAAGGATATGGGTTAACATATAATGAAAATACTACATTTATTAATGCTAGTATATGTAATCTTCAATATCAACCAATAAATCCACCTATTGATATCACCATAGATATTCAGTCAAAAACAATAGTTCCTTTTTAAAAAAAAGAGAATCCTTGGAAAATTTAAAATAAAATCGTATAATCAAAATAATAAAATAAAACATAAAGTTATGAAAATAGTAAATGAGCTAAATTTAGACCAATTTGAAGAGTTTGACAGTCCAATTTCTGTAACAGGAATGCTTGGTAGACTTAGAGAAGAAAGAAACGAAGGTGAAAATAATGTTAAATATACACAATGGTCTCAATTATCTGATGGTAAATTAGTACCTGCTCTTAGTACTAGGTCAAGAATTAAAGCAGGAATATATGAATTGTCATTTTCCCACCAACATGAAAATATAGTTTTAAATCCTAAACCTTTAAATACAGATGAATTGTATCTATTACCTTCTAAGGAAATTACAGAAATTACAGAAGATATAAAAACATTTTGGAAAAGTAAAGAAATATTTAAAAAATATAAATACGTTCATAAACGTGGTATTTTGTTATATGGTGAACCAGGATGTGGTAAATCAGGTATATTACAAATATGTATGAACACTGTTATTAATGAAATGGATGGGTTTGTAATTAATATTAAAAATGACGAAGATATTGATTTATATGTTAAATATATTTCAACTATTCGCCAAATTGAACCAGATAGGCCTTTAGTAGTAATATTAGAAGACATTGACTCTATTGTAAGTGAAGATAAATATTCAACATCACAAGTATTAAATGTACTAGATGGTATTAAACAAATAGATAACGTAGTTTATATAGCAACTACTAACTATCCTGAAAAATTAGAAGAAAGGGTATCTAGCAGACCATCTAGATTTGATAGAAGATATGAAATTGACTTTCCATCAGCTGATATACGTAGAGTTTATCTTGAAAATAAATTAGGTGCTGACCATAAAGATATTGCTTATATTGTGAAGAACACAGAAGGAATGTCTTTAGCACATCTTAAAGAAGTAGTAATATCAACTGTAGTATTTGGTAATACATTAGAAGAAGCATTTACAGCATTAGGTGAATTAAAAACTCGTCCTAAAATTAAAGGTAAACAAAAACCTATGGGTTTTGGAAATAAATAAAAATAAAATGAGATATAAAAATTTAACAATCAAACGTTTAGATGAAATAGAAATGAATCTAAAAGTGTTAGTTAATCAAATGAGCACTGGTGAATCTATACATGAAATACATGCTAGAGTTAACAAAATTAAAGAATTAATTGACGATATTAAAGGTAACCTTGAATTAGAATCTGAAGAATGGAATTAACAGCTGAAAAAATGATTGAAAACTGGGAAAGATTCCTAGAATTCATAACATGTTATGTAGAATCACCTAGAAAAGAAAAACTTTTAGAATTCTATAAAAAACATGAAGAAAGATTTATGATGATGCCGGCATCTAATAAACCACAATATCATAATTGTATGCCTGGAGGTTATATAGATCATGTTTGTAGAGTAGTAGATATAGCCTTAGATACAAAAGATATGTGGGCTAGATATGGTAGTATAATTAATTTTACTGATGAAGAGTTAGTATTTTCAGCTTTAAATCATGATTTAGGTAAATTTGGTACTGAAGAAAATGCTGCTTATATAGAACAAACTGATCAATGGCGTAAAGATAAACTAAACGAAGTATACACTTATAATACTAAATTAGAGTACATGTCTGTTCCTGATAGAGGCATGTGGTTAATGATGAGTAATGGTATCAATCTTTCAAGAAATGAAATGATGGCTATAAAATTACATGATGGATTGTATGATGAAGCAAATAAACCGTATTTAATGTCGTTTGCCCCCGAATCAAAACCAAGAACATCATTAGTATATATTTTACATCAAGCTGATATAGCTGCATCAAGAATAGAATTTGAGCGCGAATGGTTACCTAAATTAAATAGTGAAACTGTAAGTGAATCTAAACCTGTTAAAACTACTAAAGCAACATTAAAAAATAAATCCTTAGCTGCTGTAGGAGCAAAAAACAACCAATTAGATAGTGTTATAAATAATTTTTTTAAACAATAAAAAATGGACATATTATTACTTATAATGACTATTATAATATTTGTTATGTTATTTGTAATAGTTAATCTTTTAAATAAAAATGAAAAATTAGAAGAACATTTAGAAAATAGTAATACTTATATAGAATCAATATCACTTTTAATAGATAAAACATCTTCTACATTAAAAGAAATGGATTCAAAAGGATACTATAAATCTGATGATGAAGTAGGTTTCTTTTTCAAGTACATTGAAAATGTACAAGAAATTATAAACAAATACAACGTATTAAAATAATGCATGAAACGGGACAACACAACGCTGTTATAGATGACTTAACGGGGTTACCTGATGAAAAAGTTGAGTATACTAAAAGAGGTACAATTCGTAAAAGAAAACAAAAACAGCCTATAGTATATTTTACTTCTGAAACAGAGGAAGCTATTATAGCTTATGTAGCATCTAATGACCAAAATTTTAGAGATAAAATATATAGAGAAAAAATAGAATACGCTTTTTTTAAATTAGCCGAAAATATAATACATACTTTTAAATTTTACTATACAGATGTAGATACAGTTAACCATCTTAAACATGAAGTAATTACATTTCTTTTAGAGAAAATGCATTTATACAATCAGTCTAAAGGTAAAGCTTATTCATATTTTGGAACAATTGTTAAACGTTATTTAATCATATATAATGAAAAAAATTATTCTAAATTAAAAGAAAAAGCAATTTTGGATGAAGTAGATGAAGATAAAAATGTTAATGCTAACATAAATGCTGAAAATACATCGTATGAGCTTTCTAAATTTATGAAACTGTATATAAAATACATAGATAAAAACATATATACTCTGTTTCCTAAACAGGCTGATGCTAAAATTGCTGATTCTATAATGCAATTGTTTAAAAATTGTGAAACATTAGAAGAAGTTAATAAAAAAGCATTATACATATACATTAGAGAAATGCATGACGCTCCAACAGTACACATAACTAGTGTAATAAATAAATTGAAAAAAATATATAGAATTCAATATAACATGTATTATGATAAAGGGTATATAGAAATATAAAATTTCATATTTATTGTTAAATAACAATATTATGGATTTTAATGTTAAAATATTTGGTAAAAAAACTTATGCTGATTTATTAAAAGAAATTTATGACAACAGTAAAGAAAAAGAAACCCAAATAAAAGCCTTAATAAGGGAACTCCAGCCCTTAATAAAAGATACTGGAGATGCTACTATAATTGTTCCACTAATAAAAGAATATCTAGAAATAGCTGTTAAAAATGATGAACATTTAATAAAAATGGCAGCTATAATACAACGTTCTATGGCTAATACTGGTGAATCAGATTCACCATTTATGCTTTCTGAAAAAGAAAAACAGTTGTTACTTGAGGAAGTTAATAACCTAAATGCTAAGCAAATAGGAGAAGCATAATTAACTTATGGTTGAAATAAAATACGGATTAAATGAAATGAATAGGGGTGCCAATACATCTAATGATGTAATGGTTACCCCTTCCTTTATACCTGTAAGAGTAAAACATGTCATTTTAACAGATACTGATCTTGAGTTTGATAAATTTGGTAAATGGAATTCTATAGGTATAATTAAATGGGTTCCTGTATATAATGAATCTTACAATGATGACATTACATCAATGCCTTTTGCTAAACCATTTAATTCTAATATTAAAAAATTCCCATTAATAAACGAAATAGTATATATAGTGTCACTCCCTGATAATAGTACACAGGGTAATAATACAACCATAAATTACTATATAGATGTTATTAATATTTGGAACCACCCTCACCATAATGCTTTACCTAAATCAGGCTCTACTGACACAAATTATTCAGAAACTGAATCTGGAACTGTACGAAAGTTAGATAATGAGTCAACTGATATTTTTTTAGGTAATACTTTTAATGAAAAGTCAAACATACATCCTTTATTACCTTTCGAAGGTGATTTACTTTTAGAGGGTAGGTGGGGTCAATCTATACGATTTGGTAGTACAGTTAAAGATAAAAATTCATGGTCTAAAAATGGTGAAAACGGAGATCCTATATTAATAATGCGTAATGGGCAAGGTCCCCAAACTCAATATGGTTGGGTTCCTGTTGTTGAAGACATTAATAATGATGACTCATCAATATATTTTACCACAAACCAAACTATACCTATAAAAGTTGCTAGTACCAATATGGGTTCATTTTCAACTAATGTAGCTAGCCCCACTAAACAAATAGATAAAAGTAACCAACCTGTTTCAAAATCATTAAACATATTTAATGAAAATGACATTTCCACAAACTTCCCAGGTAATATTGAAGATTTATTATCAGATGTAGAAGAAATACAACCAGATTTATTAGAAAATGATACTATATCTTTAGAAGAACAATCTTTAACAAGTGAAACTAAATTTTTCTTTAAAATAAATCATCAAATTCAAAAATCTAAAACATGGTGTTTAATAGCTAGTGTATCTATGCTTTTGAAATTTATGAATCTTGATAACTCATCTCAAGAAAGTATATCTAAATATAACGATTCAAATGGGTCTCTTCAAATAAATTCTTTAGCTAAAAACTTTAAATTAATTTATTCAAAAATTGATATTCCTGGAGGAGTTAAAGGTATGAGTGCTATAAAAGACTATATAACTAAATATAATCACCCTTTAATATTAGAAAAAAGAAGCATATCCGATCCTAGTGATTTAAAAAAATCTCATTTTGTTGTAGTTACAGGTGTAGATAATGAAGACAATTTAATAATACATGATCCTTCAAATATCAAAGGTATAAATAATATATTAAAAGCCAAAGTATTAAAACCTATAGGTAGTATAAGAATATTAAGATAATGTACACTCCAGAATCCCCAAACACATATAATAAAAAACAGATAATTATTAACTCTGGACGTGTTTTATTAAACGCTCAAGATGATTCAATATTATTGTTTGCTAATAAAGCCATAGGTTTATCAACAACAGGTACTGTTAACATTGATAGTGACAAAGGAGTTATTATTAATGCTCCTAAAATTCAACTAGGATTAGATGCTAAAGAACCTTTATTGCTAGGTAATAAAACTGTAGATTTACTAAAAAAATTAATTGATAAGCTAGACAATTTATCTACAGGATTATCTACTTTAATAGCATTACCAGATGGTTCTCCATATGCTAATGTTAACATGTCCGCTAGTGAATTGAAATTAACTTTAAAAGAACTATCTTCTAACTTAGAAAATATTAAATCTAAACAAAATTATACTCTATAAAATGTCTAATTTATTACAACATGCTATTAAAAGGTTTTCAAATTTAAATGTTGATTTAGAAAATAAAATAAATAAATCTATTGATGTATCTAACAGTTTTAATGTTAACAACATATGTGCAACGCCCGATATTGAAATAAAAATCAAAAACCAGATAATCAATTTAAATACTATTAATAGTAATTTAAAAGAAATAGATTCAGTTTTAGACAATTTACTAGAATATAATAATACAATATTAACAGCTGTTACCATAGCTGAAGGATTAATTAAAACTATTAAATTAACTACTTCTGTAATTCCAACATCCGTCCCCCCTGGAGTTGGTATACCTGCTGGGGTGATTATTAATGCATCTGATTTATTACAACGTTCACAACAAGAAATATCTTTAAATAAAGTTATATTATCTGGTATAGATAATACTTTATCTGTTCAATCTAATAATGTTGAAAAATATTCTAATAATGTAAGTTCTTTAATTCAAAATATGGATTTTATTATGAAAGGGTTAATTAAATGTGGTAAAAATGTTGGTGATTTAGAAAAAAGTTTATCTTCAATTAAAGATAATATAAATACTATTCAAAACAAACTTCCATCTTCTAAACAAATAAAAGAAACATATAAAGGAGAAATATATAAAGGGTATACATTTGAAATTATAGTTGAATCCAATTCAAATTCAAATGTAATTGTTCAAAGACGATATGCTGTAGCAAAAAATAATGAAAACATAATCCAATTTCAAGGAACACCTTCATATTCTACACTTGACAATGTATTAATCAGTGAACTTAAACTAAAAATAGACCAAGAATCTGTTTAAAAATATATATTTATAATTATGAAATTAGACCAATTAAAAAAACTAATCAAAGATTCTGTACGTGAAGTAGTACGCGAAGAATTACAAAAACATGGATTGTATGATCGAAGTGGTGATAGTTTAGACTATTCATTTAAACACTCTCCTACAACAGCTAATGTAAATTTTGCACACCACACCACAAATTCAGGAGGTTTTAGACCTGAAATTGGAAGAGTATACCCACCAGCTGGATTAAATTCATTCCTACAAGAAACTGCAAAATCTATGAATTCTGAAGAGTTTAAAATGCTAAATGGTAATACTACACAAGACATTAGTAAATTTGATCCATATGATGGTATAAACTCATCAGTTCCTAACGAATTACCAGGCGAAATTCCTGCTCATGCCATTCCTGATTTTTCAAAGATGATGGATTTAATGAATAAGTAATGTATAATCCTATATTAATAAACCCAATTGATCTTAAACCTAGTGTAGCTGTAGGAGTAGCCTTACCTTTTAATGGTAGTGCTGTTTTTAACAGTACGTATACAACTAAAGATCAAATAAGGTCTAATATTTTAAACTTATTTTTAACATCTACTAATGAAAGAATGTTTGAACCTAATCTAGGGTTAGATTTAAATTTATTTGATCAAATAACTGATGATACTATAGACAATATAAAATATAAAATTGAAAACGCTATAGAAATGTATTTCCCTAATGTTAACATAACAAGTTTAAATGTTTTTACATCCCAGGATAGTAATACAGTATCTATAAAAGTAAGTTATAAAATAAATAGCACTAATATAGAAGATAATCTAAATATAATATTTCAACAATAAATGGAAAATAAAGATATAAAATACATCAATAAAGATTTTTCATCTTTTAAAGAAGCATTAATAGATTACGCTAAAACATATTTCCCAAACACATATAATGACTTTAGCCCTACGTCGCCAGGAACAATGTTTATTGATCTTGCTTCATATGTAGGTGATGTTTTGTCATTCTATCAAGATAATCAACTTCAAGAAAATTTTATACAATACGCTAAAGAAAAGGAAAACCTTTTAACTTTATCATACATGTTAGGTTACAAACCTAAAATTACAACAGCAGCAAATGTAATGTTAGATGTATATCAACAATTACCTGCAGTAGTAAGTGGTAGTAATATGATTCCTGATTACAACTATTGTTTAATAATAAATGAAGGTGTTCAGATACAATCAAATACTGATTCTAATGTTTTTTTCTATACTGAAAATAAATTAGATTTTTCAATATCTAGTTCTCTTAATCCAACAGAATTAACAGTATATTCAACATTTAATAATAAACCCCAATATTATTTATTAAAAAAACAAATTCCTGCTATATCCGGAAAAGTTAAAACTTATTCTCAAACATTTGGTTCACCAACTAAATTTTCTACTATAAACCTAGAAGATACAAACATAATTAAAATATTATCTATAGTTGACAGTGATGGTAATAAATGGGATGAAGTACCTTTCTTAGCTCAAGAAACTATATTCGATAATATTCAGAATTCTTCAATAAACGATCCTAATTATTCTCAATACATTGATACAACACCTTATTTACTCAAATTAAAAAAAGTACCTCGCAGGTTTGTTACAAGATTTAAATCTGATAACACTTGTGAAATTCAGTTTGGTTCAGGCGTTTTATCTTTAGCTGATGAAACCGTTATTCCTAATACTGATAATATAGGTATAGGAAATAATGAATCTATATCCAAAATAGATATAGCATATGATCCTTCAAATTTTACTTATACATCAACATACGGTATAGCTCCTTCTAACACAACACTAACAATAGAGTATTTAGTAGGTGGAGGTGTGTCCTCAAATGTTTCATCTAATACATTAACTAAAATATTTGACGCTGATATTACTTTTAACAATACTAATCTAGATAACACTTTATCTGAATATGTTATTGATTCATTAGCATTTAACAATTCAATAGCTGCTACTGGTGGCAAAGATGGAGACACACTAGATGAAATTAGACAAAACGCCATAGCTAGTTTCCCAACCCAATTACGTGCTGTA